TAAAAACTGGTTGGTTATCCCAACTCTCATTTTTTTAACAGTAATCTATGTAAGGATGTTAATCACTTTTGAGATTCTGTAGTACTGGTTAGTTTTGACTGTTGCCAAACCATCTGAAGGTGTTGCACCTACGAATGGGTTAGACGCCATGCCGTAACGAGTTTTGAACCCGATTTTCGGAGCAAATGAGTTTTCAGACACTGCTTTAACCATTTGTAACGGTACATATGGGCAATAGAATACGCCTGAGTCATATGGGTTTGAACCCTTATAACCTACAGTGATGTAGTCTGTGCTTGCATATGGGTCGATGTATACTTTGATACGTCCGTTTAATACACCTGCAAAAGTGTTACCTGTGTCATCTACCTGTAGGGTTGATGCAAGAGCAGGTGAATAGTCAAGAGTTCCTGCGGCGGCGAGAGCAGTAGCAACGTCTGATGAACAGATTACGATGTTACCTTTACCACGACGAGTTTCTTTAGCAATAACGTTTGCTTCTCTGTCGATGTGTACTCCGAGACCTTTGAACTTCTCTGCACTCCAACGTCCATCTGTATCTGCAGACATATTGAATATACCTTTAGCAGTTACGTTTGACTGTTGTGCACCAGTTTTTGCTTGTGAGTTAATTGTTCTGATAACTTCGCGGTTGATTTCAGCGAGGATTTCAGTTGACAATATGTTTGCTAACTCTGTTTCAGCATCTAAACCGTGGATTGCTTTAAGGTCTTGAGCAAGTTCTAATGAATACTCTGCCTTTAATGCGCGTGACTTAGCAGTAACAGTTTGCTTCTCGATGGTGAAACCCATTTCGTTGAAAGTAGAACCGCCTGTTGCACCTAATGCTTCAGCATCAGCAGTTGGCATACCGCCTGCACCTAGTGCAGTTAGACGTGCGCCTTCTGAATCAACACCATTGAAACCAGATGCGTTGTCTGAGTCATGTGTACCACCTGAGTCGCCACCGAATCGTGTTTCTGCTTCGTTGAATAATGCTTCTCTTGAAGATGTTGCACCTTTACCATATCTTGCTTTCATCGCAAAGATAAGACCAGTTGGTCCATTCATTGGTTGAACGCCACATACGTCGTATGCGATTAGGTTAGGCATTGAGCGTCGTACTAATGAGATTAATACTGGGTCAAAGTTAGAAACACCTGATGTGGAGTTTCCGGGTGCGGCGGCGTTCTCTGTTAAGAATCCGCTAAGTGCTGAACGCTCTTCTTGTAAAGCACGCTCTTGGTTTTCTAGGATAGCGGCAGTAACTTGACGTCTGTGGTGGTCTTTGATTGCCACACCTTCGTCTAGGACTGGTGCCCACTTTTCTATTAATGTGTCGTATGATTGTTGCATTGTGATACTTCCTTATTTTAATGCTGTTTTACGAATTGCGGAGAGGTAAGAACCCATAACATCAGAAACTTCAACCGTTTGGTCTGCTTCTTCTGCAATGTCTTGACTTACTTCTTCTTTGATTTTTTGACTAAAGTATGACTCTTTGATTGTGTTTACTTTTTCAGTGAATAATTCTTCACTTCCAAAATCAACATCTTCAATGAGTGATTTTAGTTTTTCAACTTGTGTCTCTGCAAGGTCACGAGATGCTTCACGAATAATCGTGTTTCTCTTGTATCCTTCTAGTTCTACTGTAGTGTCGATTACTTTCTGTGTTTGTTCGTTGAGTTTTGTTTCCAACTCATCTACAGACTCAGCAAGTTCATCAACTAGGTCAACTTTAGATTCTGGAACATCAATGTAAGACTCTGTGAAGAGGTCTTTCATTTTCTCCATGAAAGTTTCAGCAATCTCAGTACGCAGACCATTCTGCACAGCAAGTTTGTTGTCTTCCATCCAAGTTTCAACTACATAGTTGAGGTAGTTATCCACTTTCTCTACAAGGTCAGATTTAGTTGAAGATACTTCTTCTGCTAACTCTGATTTGTATTGTGCTTCTAATCTGTCAACTTCTTCTGAAAGTTTTGATTTTAGAGCAGTCTCAAAAAGTATTGCGGTTTTTGCTTTAAACTCTTCGGAAAGAGTTGCTTCAGACTCAACTAGTGCGTCTAACTCAGCAGAAGTATCTACAGTTGTTTCAACAACAACTTCACTATCTTCCATATCTACTGATTCGTTGTAACTGCTATACATCTCTTCCATGTCCTTTTTGGACATTTTCAACATTGTATCAGTCATTGCACTAATCATACCCGCTTTTGTTTTTGGGTGGACTTTCTTAATTTTGGGTGGAGCATCTTTTACTACCTTATCGACAGACGCCACTGCATCTTCGGGAGAAGTTGCGTCGGGGTCGTCTTTAGGAGCAGGTGCTTTACCATCCATTTCTTCGAGAGTTTGTTCAACGATTTCGTCTGTTACTACATCGTCGAGGTCTTCATGTTTTTCAGTCATAATGACTCCTTTACATATTAGATTTTAGTAACGAGAGGAAATTCTTAAACTCTCG